AAAATATAATATTTGATAGTAATATAATTTATAAGATGTAAATATAATATTTAGTCTTGATATAATTTATATAATGGCATATAGTATATTAAGCGAAATATAATATACTACTGCAATATAAATAATAATAGCGCAAAAAGACCGCCGACGGAAGCGGAGACAATGCGCCCGAGGCAAAAGACGGCTCGCAGCTTGTGAGCGTGTGCGGCTGGCTTATGCGGTTCGGGGTGTGGCTCTCCGGCATTTGTGGCGGTTTTGCTTTTTTTGTGTGTTTTGCGTTTTGCGGTTGCGTTCGGCGTTTGGTTGCGCTCCGGCTTTGGTCTGGTCTCGCGTGCGTTGCCTTGCATCTCGTCGCCTGATTTGCGCTATTGCGTGCGCGTGTGCTTTTTTGCCCTTTGACGGGGGCGACGGTGCACGCGCTTTTTTATGTTCCGGCGGGCTTGTGAGCGTGCGCGAGGGCTTCCAGCTCTGCCGCCTGTTGCGCGTCAAGCCTTGCGGTGTCTCGCTCCATTGCCTCAGCTATTGCACGGTTGACAAATGCGTTAACGCTTGCATCTCCGCATTTTGCCGCATGCGCTTTGATTTTGTCCTTTTGGTTTTTTGGCAATAAGACCGTCAAGCGATAATAATTTTCTTGTGCCCACTGATAATTATATTTTGACTGATTAAATTTTTCCTTTTCTTCCATTTTTTCCTCCGGCTTGCTTTTACTTTATTTTATTATAACATGCGCGGCGTTTTGTTAGCTATATGCAAAATCAACAAAAATAATATAAAAACTTTGTGCAACATTTTGAAAAGTTTCTTGCGGATGGTGCTTGACATCATCCGCATTATGTGTTATAATAAACGCGTAAGGCAAACCAGATGCCAAAAACAAAAAACGCCGAAAAGGCGAGGAGGAAAAAGAAAATGTTTACATGCACAAAAAGCGAAATGCGGGAACTGATAAGGGGCTCCAGCAAATGGGCGGCGTTGATGACCGAGTTGGGGGACGAGCCACAAATAACGGAGTGTCCCGATGGGCTAATTATTGATGGGTGGCTCGGTATTGATAAATGGGCAAAAGTTACCGCGTTGCCCGACAATTTGTCAAAAGTCAGCGGCGCGCTCACAATCTCATTTAACGGCGATTTTATGCATCTACCCGATAATCTGACGGTCGGCGGAGACCTTGACCTCCGGGGATGCACGGGGCTGACACAGCTACCCGACAATCTGACGGTCGGCGGAGACCTTTACCTCCAAGGATGCACGGGGCTGACGGAGCTACCCGATAATCTGACGGTCGGCGGAGACCTTGACCTCCGCAGATGCGCGGGAATTACTATGCTGCCGCGTGACGCGAAGATTGGCGGCGGGGTCTTTTGGGGTGACGATTGGTGGGGATAATAATTGACACCGACGCGACGGCATAAAAAAATAGCGAGTGACCAGCTTAAAAAATCACTCACTATTTAAACCCAAAGGGGCACGCGGGGAGCCTTACCCCTGCGCGCCTCCATTATAACACAGTAGGGCGAAAAAGTCAACAAAATTTTTTATAAAAGCGCCGTGAGGCATGGAGGATTTAAAAATGGAATACACAATCACAAAAAACGCAAATTTTAATAGTCTTGAGATTACATTTAGCGGCATTCCGTCGGCAGCAGTCCGCGCAGCTATCCGCGCGTTAAAATATCGCTGGAACGCCGCAAAAAAACTTTGGTACGGTTTTGCGGATGAGGAGACCACGCGCGAAGCGATAGACAACGCCGACAAAACAGACGCACCCGCAAAGCCTGCAACGGTTGCAAAGGCAAGCAAGCCCCGCGCCGCCTCCCTTTGGGAGCGCACGAGAACGGACAAACTCCCCGCATACGGAACAGACAACGAAATCAAAACGGCAATAAAGGAGCTTGCACGGGCTAAAAATTGGGGCTATGACAGAGCCGCGGCGGCATACTTCCGCGAGCACCTGAAAAAACAATTCCCGGAGGTCAAATTTTCCATTACCTCCGGCGGTGCAGGCTGGCTCGACAGTTGCAATGTCCGCATAATTGCATCACCCTATGCGCGCGTACTTGTAAAAGGTAATCCCGACGCGGCGAAGTGGCGCGACCTTGGCGACCACTACGAGAACGGCGAACAGCTCGAAGCGATATATCAATATTGTGAAAAGCTTTTTAACGCAGCCGATGCCGACGATGGCGATGTTTATGCCGATTATGGCGCGCACCATGTTTTATATGGCGGCGTTACCGTATCGGGCGAATACAGTCAGACCGAAGCAACAGACGAGCAGAACAGCGACGCGGCGGATTTCTCCCGCCGTGCCGCCGAGCAAAAAGAAAAAGACGAAGCCGCACGCCGCAAAGAATTTGAAGAGCGCGAGAAACAGCGCAAAATCGACGCGGAAAATGCCGCAAAAGAAGCAGCCGAGACGAAAAAGAAAATTGACGCGGTAGAAAAGCACGTTGAAATTGTGGAGCTTTCCGATGATGCCGCAATCATGATTGAAGGGTTGAAAACAGGCATTGGAAAAGAAAGCAATATTGCCGAAGTCCGCGAATCAATAGACGAGCGCGAAAGCAATAAAACAGAATCGGCGCGGATTACTCGGAAAGTCATTTTTACAGATGCGGCAATTTTCAACGATTTTTGCGGGCTGTTCCTCTGTGATTTTTCATTCCTCGCCGGAATGGGCGGGACGGCTACAAGTGACGAGCGCGTCACAAATGACAACTTTTTCAAACTCAACCGCGAGCAGCGCGAAAGCGTAGAATTTTATATGAATAACTGCGTAGCCGTTTATCTCGGCGATGTCCTGCAATTTGTCATTGACCCCGAGGGCTTCGATTACGCGCGATATGTTTGCATTCCCTCCGAGGCTTCCGCCGTGGAAGCCTTCGGGGACTACGAAGCTAAACAGACCGAGAGCGCAAGCCTCCGCGCCCCTTTCTATTTCCCTGAAACAGTCAAAAAACAGCTTGAGAGCGCAAACCTCGAAGAGGGCGAGCCCGTCACGGTTTTATATTATTCTGATTTTTGCATGGTCTCAGACTACCGCGGAACGCTCGAAAGCCTTTCCCCGTGTACATATGCACAATACAGCGATGCCGCGCGGCTCTGCATGACTATTGACGGCAAGCGCAAAGCAGCCGAATTTATCATCAAAGACGGAAACGCCGCCATATACCGCGGAAAACTGCCGCCCATCCCCGAAAGCCTGAAGCGCGATATAGTGCGCCGTGAAAATGGCGTGGTATCATATTTTGTGCGAAATGTCGGAAGCACCGCCCGCGAATATATGCGGGATGTCATAGAGTTTTACGCCGAAAAGGGATTTGCGCCGGTAATAGACACGATACAGAGGTAAACAGACCACTATAAAAAGCCTGCCGCCATTCAGGGCGGCAGGCGGAGAGGATGAAGAGATGAAAAACGATTGCAGGCGATGCAAGCACTTTTACAGAGTGATGGCGACGGAAAGCGGCTATAATCCCTTCCCGAGCTGCCAGCGATACGCCGACACAGGCAAACACCCGAATATAATCACCCGCGAATGCTTCGAGAAGAGGAGGAAAACAAGATGAAAAAAATTATAAATATCATTGCTTCCGTGCTTTTGCTCCTGCTCATGGGCGTAAACAGCGAAGCCGAGAAAAACGGCATAATCAAAAGGTGAGGAGGCGAAACGGATGGAAATCAATTTTGACAGGGCAACGAAGCGCAGATACAGCATCGAGACCGTCGCGCCGAATCGCTTTTATCTGACATTTGCAGAGTGCAACAGCCGCGGCGAGCAAATAACGATAGGCTTTACAGCGTGCAAAACGCACCCCGAGAGCCGCGCGGATTTGGCGGCGGCATGGCATAGAGCCGGAAGCACGCCCGCCCCGCTCGCGTCGTATTGGAGCGTGGAGACATACGCCACGGATGAAGAAGGCTTTTGTCATGGCTACTACAACCCCCAGCATAAATTAGGCGGCGACGCAAAAGCCCCCGCGAGGCTGATAAACTTTGATTTCATGCTCCCAGCCACTAAACAGAGCGCGGCGAAAATTCTGCGCGAAGTCGAGCGCAGAGCGTTCAAAACTTATCAGCGCATCTAAACAGCGAGCGCGAAAAATTCTGCATGGCTTTTTTTGAAACTTTGTAAACAGCAAAAGGCAAAAATTCTGCATGAGCATAAACAGACCGAGCGGAAAATTCTGCATGGCTTTCCCGCTCGGCGCAGTAGGAGGAATTAAGGATGAATAAACAGCAATACATATCGGCGGCGGAAAGGTATCTTTCTGCCCTGCCATCCACAAACAAAAGCGCGGTAACGGTATCAAGCTACCGCATGATTTTAGATAAGTTTGCCGCCTATATGGATTCCTGCGGCATGGCAGACGGCGCGGAAATAAGCCTTGACACCGTGATAGGATGGCGCGAGAACCTTGCCGAGAGCGCGGCGATAAATACGGTGCGGCATTACATGATGGTTTTGCACGGCTTTTTCACGTGGGCAAAAAAAGTGAGGCTTGCCGGCGAAAATCCCGTTGATTTGGATGAAGTACCCAAACAGCGCGAAATAGAATATCAGCTTCTCACGCTCGGCGAAATCGAGAGGCTTTTATCTTCCGATGCACCGTCGGAGATAAACAGAAAAACAGCCCTGCGCAACCGTGCGATGATAGTTATGCTTATACAGACGGGGATGCGGAATGCGGAGCTGCGCAGTCTGCGACTGTCAGATGTCGACTTCGAGCGGCGCACAATCACCCTGAAAAACGGCAAAGGCGGAAAATCCAGAACAGTACCGTTTCCCGAGCTTTCGCGCATAGCCGTCACGGATTACCTTAACAGTGAGGTGCGCCCTATGTGGTGCACGGAAAATGATTTGCTTTTCGGCTCGGATGCCGACGAAAACGGCAAGACGACAAACGGTGCCGCATGGCACGAATTTTCGAGCATAGGACTTTTACAGACGGTAAACAGATATATCGAAAAAGTCACAGGGCGAAAAGGAATAGGCGTGCACGCCCTGCGTCATGCGGCGGCTTCGCTGTGGGATGAAAAAGGCGTGCCTATGCGCGACATACAAAATGCGCTCGGTCACAATGACATACGCACCACGCAACAGATTTATGTGAGCGTGCTCAATAAGTCAAAATCCGCCGAGCGGATAAACGCCGTGTTTGACGAGATGGCATGAGTAAAAAGCGGAAACGCCATCGCAAAGAGTTTGTTTTTTTGCAAAAAAAATATTTTTAAATGCAAAAATTTTGCAAAAAACTATTGACAAGGCACTGAAACGGTGCTATAATAAGAGCGTAAACAGAATGAGCCGAAAGGCAAGGAGGAAAAAATGAAAACTTACTTTGACACTAAAACGCATAAATTCGTCAGACAAAAAACCGCCACAAAATCCCCGAACAAAATACTTATCAGCAAAAAAATACTCGACGAAACTCTCATTGACACGTATACGACGGGCGGTCATGACATTATATATGTGTCAAAAGTCGCAGGTTGCGAATTTCATTATCAAAAGGCGGACGATGTTTTGCTGCCGGAGTACAGCCAAGGACAATATCGCGTCAGGTTTGGTTACTGGTGGAGTGATTGGGAAGATATAGATAGCTAAGGAGGATATACAATCATGAAATTATCAGAAGTCACAAGATTATTAGCGGCAGCTCGGGAGTGCAACACGCTCGAAGGCTACATTGGCGAGTGCGGCGGCTCACTGCCGGATGACAGCTATTACGAGGATGACGGTGCGAGTAAAGCCGTCGAGGTTTTAACGGTGCTGTATGAGTGCCGCGACGGAATAAGCATAAACACATTGCTCCAGCTGTACGGTGGCAGCGTAGCCGATTTTTACCGCGAGTACGGCATCCCGCGGCGCACGATGCAAAACTGGTTGACAGAGACAAACAATCACTCCGACCCGCCGCAGTACCTTATGCGGCTCATCCTTGCCGATTTGATATAATTACAAAAAAAACAGCCCGCAAAGGCTGTTTTTTTGTTTGTAATCTTTATTTCCGGTCGTTGCGCGTTGCGTGCTGCTCTTTGTGAAATGCCTGTGTGAACCTCTACACGGCTGGTACAGCGCGTTTCGTGCTTTTCGGGTAAACTTATATGTAAACGCACAAATCGCCGCACAGCCCCGCATTTTAAGCCACAGGGCGCATTACCGCAAAAGCGCCATCAGCGCGCCGACTACCGCGGTCACCGCCACGGTTACGGCGGCACTTGCGGCGGCTATTTTGATTTTGTCCCAAAGCACAAGAGGCTTGCTCTCTATAGCGTCCAGCCTGTCATCATGGTCGGCTACGATAGCGGCGGTCTTTTCCGCATTGTCGTTTGTCCGTTTCAGCTCTCCGCAGAGCTCGGTTATAGCTATGTTCTGCTGATGTATCTCGGTAGCAAGTGATTCCAGCTGGTCGATGCGGTGCGTGTTTGATTTTGCGCGTTCCTCCACTTTTGCCATGCGCTCGGGCATTGTAAGCTCGCTCATAAAAGAGTCTCCTTTGCTTTTTTATTTGTTTTTGAGGTCATACAGGGATGATTCTATTTTGCCGATAAGCCATCGTTCGACATCGCCGAAGTTCTCCGCGATAAATTTCATAAGCTCGTCCGAGAGCTGGTTTTTTATAGTGTCGAGTGCCATATCAAGAGCTTTTTTCTGCGCCTCTTTTGTCCATGCGTCGGTGCCTTTCAGACCCTCAACATACGACTGATATGTAGCCTTAACGCCGTTGAGCACAATCTGCGTGATATCTCTCATGTATTTAAGGGCTTTCGCATCCTTGATATGCGCCGTCAGAAAGGCGGAAAATTTGTTTCCGAGCCATGTAATAACGGCTGTGAGTATAATGCCGATGGTTGTAAATAAAATATCGTTCCAGTTCATAATTGTATCTCCTTAATTTTAAATTTTTATTTTTACTTGCTGGTAATTTGCGGGTAACTTGCCGTGCAGAACACTTTATAATCGATTTTCATATTGCCTCCTGTACACCTTTACACGATTTCCATATCATCTATTTCCTCATCGGCAGAGGCAGGCACCTCTTTGTAGAAAGTACCAGTGGATATATTTGTCAAAAAACGACCATCAGCTTGGTTGTACATACCCAATATACCATCAGACTTTCTTTCAACAGGAATTAGGTCTAATAGTAAATTACCATTGACATCCCAGTATTTAAAATAGTGGATTACTCTTATTCCTTGTGCAGTGGTGTCTGTATTTGTCCTGTTAATAGCAAATAGATAAATGTTGTGTGGACTACTGTCCCAAGTAAGATATTGTGTATCTAAATCATATGTAATAGTTTGACCATTTACTGTTATAGTTGCATTAGGATTAGCTTGACAAGTTATTGTGTATACTGTGCCAATTGTCAAGCCATCAATACTTGGATAAACAGCAGTAGATGATGATGTACCAACATTGAAGTATGCAGTATTGTTAGTAATATATCCTCTACATCTTTCAGTTGTATAGAACACACCAAATATATTAGCACCAGCTTTATATGTAGTTTTATATTCTACTCTACATCCATTTTGATATGGAATACCAAGGTCTATCCAAGCCTTAGAATCATCAGTAGCAACAAGATAAGGCAACTCTGTATATGTAGTCGGCAGTTTTAAATTTCGGAGTGCTTTGCCGTCGGCGAGCAGTAACTTATTGTTGCGCGTCAGGACTTTAAGCGGAATATCGTTACCACTCTGCCATTTTACAGCCTGACCATCGGCGATAAGCACTTTATTGTTTTTTGATAAAACTTGCATATTGCCTCCTTATCTGGTACTTAGTTGTTTCCCAAAAGAGACTGTATATAACTATACACCGCCCCGCTCGTAATGAGATTGCCGCTGTTCTGTGTTACTGCAGTATCGATGCCGAGCGCATCTGTATCTTCTACGCCATCAACCTGTCCCATGACAGACAAGCCCTTGTTAAACTGCGCTTCCGTGCCTGTAAAGCCGCCGTCCTGCGCTGAGGCATATGCGGATTTGCCAACCGCTCCGGTCTCACCGGTTGCACCGCGAGAAGGTTTGCCTGTATCCGCATTTCCGAGATACCAGTTGCCGTTTGCGCCGATTGTCGGTGTTATACCATCCGTACCGTCTGTACCATCAGCACCGTCTTTACCGTTTGTACCGTTCGTACCGTTCATAACATTAAATTCATGCGCTCCGTCCTTGTCGGTGATGGTTACTTTTGTGCCGCCTGTGATAGCCTGTGCTGCAACAGTCGGCGATACACCGTCAGTACCGTTTTTGCCGTCCGTGCCGTTAGTCCCGTTCTTGCCGTCTTTGCCGTCGGTCACCGTTGCGGTTGTTGTGCCTGATTTGTCCGTGATGGTTATTACCGCACCATCGGCTGTTTGCTCAACTTTTGCCGTCGGGCTGAAACCGCCGTCATCGCCTTTTTCGGCTATAAGCTGCCATGCGGAAGAAGTAGCGGGGTTTTTATTGTAGTTTTCCTCTTTTGCTATGTAGCTCGAGCCGTCGAGCGTTACAATGGCGAGATACGGATATGTTGTTGTGCTGTTCCATTCGCCCATCGGCACAGGGCTTGTGGACAGCTTCATCCAGTATGATTCCCATCCGACAGTAACACCGGGTTCAACTATCCCCGTAACAGTGCCATAGGCGATAAAGGAGACGCCGTTGTGCGTGACGATATTCAGCTTGTTGTATGTCACCGTGCTGTTCCATTCGCCTTTTACTACGGGAGAAACAATACCAATTTGCGTTGTTTGTGCTTGCATAAAAATTACCTCCTGATTTTATATTTTATCCCAGACTATGGCGTTTCGCCATGAGCCATAGATTTTTGCCACCCATACCGCAGAACCGACTGCGGCATCCGATACGGTAGATTTGTACGGCAAGAAAAGCTCCGTCGCATCTCCTACGAGCTTCACGCCCATTTCCGAGCCGCCCACCGCCGCCGTCATTGTTACGGTGGCTTTGTAAAGTCGCAGGCAGTCCCTTGTTTCCTCTCGGCATATTTCACGCGCTATGTTTTCTATAGCGGTGCGGATGTCTCTGCTGTCTTTCAGATTGTTTTTCATGATTTGCCTCCTGTAAAATCCGTTGAAGCCGTGACGGAAATTTGCGGATAGTCGTTTACACTCACTGCGTTTATACTCATCGCGCCCGTTTCGCCGAGCGGAAGCGTAAAGCCCTGTATCAGGTGCCTTTCTACGGGATGCCCCGCTTTATCCTCGCGTCTGACGGAAATAAGCCTGTTTTCGTGCAGGTGGAATATTTGGTCGGTTTCGAGCGTTACCGTCTTTTGCAGTACCGATTTGCGCTTGAGATAGTATTTTGCAAGTGCCACGCACTGGTCGGCGTTCCAGTATTCGGCTTTGTCCTCGCGGTATAGCTTTCTGCCGATAATGTTTATGTTGGTGTCGCTTTTCGGGTCGCGGTTTGTCGCTCTGCCGTAGACGGCATGTCCGGTAGCCCCCTCGCCCGCAACAATCACATCGTTTTTGACATCGGCATTTGCCCATGTTTCGGAGATTGAGAAAAGCATGTTCTCATTCGTCGAAAAATCCCATAATACAGGCTTTGCGGAATCGTCCACATCATCCTGCGAAGGCTCGATGCGGAGCGCACCCGTTGCGTCATATCCGATAAGCCCCGCGATGCAATCGTTGAGGGCAAGAATAATCTGTGCGAAGCTCGAGCCGCCGCTTTCGGAAATCGTGAACGGTACTTCCGTCATCTGCACATTCTCGGATACACTGCCGTCGCCTCTTGCGGCAAGATATGTTTTACCGTTATAGTAGCTTGTAAAAACAGGTGTGACAGGGTCTATCATCCATTCCATGGGGAAATTTCCCGAAGCATAGCTGTATTTTGAAAGGCGGAGTATCGAGGCAATCGCATTAAAAATGTTCGTGCCGATATTTACCTGATATGTGTTTTCCAGCGTCCCGAGCAGAGAGCCGTCGAGATATGCCCATTTGTCGACAAGCTCAAAACTCATGGTGTTTGTGTCGTGAGACAGTGCCGCCGTAGGGTTTTTCAGGTAAAAAGTCCCCTGCGGCAGGTAAAACTCCGTGCCGTCGTCAAGAATAATGCCTTTTGAAAGCCTCACGCGCCTTCCGAACCAAATGTTGTTTACATTGTAGTCAAAGGCACCGTCAATATTCGATAAAACAATATTCGCGCTTCTCCGTGTGCCGTTTTGCAGTGAGACATTCAGGCTGCCGTCCTGCAAAAATGCTCTGCTGTCGTATTTACCTCTCACGGGTCGCTTTGAATTTCCGTCAAGGAAAAACGCTACGGAATCATCAGGCTGGAGAAATTCGAGACGGGTAATTTTTCTTGCGCCTTTTTTCAGAGTTTGCAAATACTCGTTATATCTGTTTCTCATAGGATACCCCCTCCACGGCTGTAAGCTTTCCGTCATCGTCGGATATGGTAAAGAAAGCAGGAGATACATCATCCGGTGTTGCTGCTTTAAGCACACCGCCGTTGCCGTTAAACGGTTCTCCGCGCGACATATCGTCAATGCTGAAAGTAGTGCCTTTATAGTCAGCCGGATACATAAATTCAAGCTGCCCTGTTTCCATGTCTGCATCTGCCATTACTCGCGATACCATGTTCGAATTTGCCCATCCATCGTCCGCAGGAGTTTGAATGAGGACGGCTTCGCTTGCATCCCCTATTTCCTCCCACGAAATGGAGGCTATGACCTGCTTTCTTTCGCTTCCCACGGTGATTGTCTGCGTTACAGGTGCGGATATGCCAACCATATATAAGTTGCCTTTGGCATCTTTCAGGAAAAATGTTTTTGCGCCGCTTGAAATTGCAAAAAGCTTTTCCATCCGTTGCCATGTGTCACCGTACTCTCCGAAATCCATATCGCCGATAAGAGCTTGCAGTGTGCCGCTCCTACCGAGCAATGTTGACGGCTGTCTCCTGCGATACGGCGTAAAGTTTGCCATCATATTCGGCGTATTGTTGTTGGAAATTTCCGAGTGCTGAATATTATACGCAAATATCCATACATCGCTGACATGCCACACATTACGGTAATTGGCATCTTCCGTTGCCTCCATGAGCATATAAGAATCGATATTGTGCATTATAGGCTCTGAATCTATAGGAGTGCTCATAACATTTCTGTCAGCCGCTATGTAGACATCGTAAATATATGTTTCGTAGTTTCTTGCGCCGAAATCCCGAATTCGAGTAAAAGATGCAGGCAATTCATATATCAATTTCTTTATTGCCGAATTCCCGCGCTCTCGGCGATATATTCTGCTCGTTCTGGTGGGGTCTGTTGTGTTGTTAAGCCCCCATGATAGTAAATTAGCGCCGTTTGATAACTGACTGACACGCAATTTCGCGCCCGTAGTGTCCATTTCGTAAGAGACTTCAAACGAATTCATGACACTTCTCTGAACACCATGTTCTGTCTGCACTGTGAGCCTTACAAAATATGTATTTCCTGCAACCAAGCCCTCAAGTCTATATTGCAAATCTCCTGTGGTCATTTTGCCCGTATCATCAAGCAGCTCGGAGGGCGTGTAACCGCTTGCCGAAACAGCACCCATGTAAAGCTGCCATCTCACCCACGATATCGCGTCGCCCTGCTCTTGCCCATATCCGCCCGAGATTGTTGTATACGCCTTGTCTACAGTGACAGGTACGGCTATTGCAAGCGACGGTGCCGTGCGCGTTCGGAATACTGCGGGGGAGTAAAGATTTACAAAAGGCGTGCTTTGCACTGTGCCCCAGTAAATAGTTATGTTCATTTTGTATTCTGCGCCGTCAGTCAAGCCCCAATCGCTCCATTTTACAGGTTTGCCTGAGCTGTCGGTAGGCGCATAGGTAAATATTTGCTGTTCCCCGTTTGCATTTGTGCCGTATGCGGGGCATCCGTCCGTAGCGGTTACACCGTGTACCTCCGTGCTTGCCGTGTCGTTCTTGCTTATCAAAATGCGAAAGCCCGTCATCGCATCCGTGCCGTTTATCTGCCACGATATGACTATAGGGTCGTTTGCCGCGACGGTTCCGTTGCCCTCACCTGCAAAAAGCGAGGGCGTTATGTTTGTTGCCTGAAATAAAGCCATATTTTATTGTTCACCTCTCTTTACCATTCCCTCACAAGGGGCATCTCACGCAGAAGCTCCGATATCGTATAGCGGTCTGCCTTCTCAGTGGAAATCGGCACGCCGTTTATGTATGTATTGCGTGACATGTTGCGATTGTCGTTCGCCGTGTGGTTTTGCGTTATCACATTGCCGCGGGTAGGCATCGTATGCTCGAGCGCACCGTAAAGTATGCCGAGATTATTGCAAAAGTCCCGAAAAGCTACCGTATTCTGCGGATTGAGTATCTTTTCCGTGATGTCGGGCGGCAAAACCATTTCGTCCCGCTCGGTTGCCTTTATTCCGCCCAGCCCGTGAAGCACGCCGCCGCTGTCGTAAGTGGAGCCGTATTTCTGCTTATTTAATTCGCCGATTTCGCTCTTATTGCCTGATATGTAGTTTCTGCTGCCTTTCGGCGTGGTGGCGTTTTCACGCTGCGATGACGGATATTCTATGCGTCCTGCTTCAGCACCGACAGGAATTGTGTATGAGCCATCTTCATTCTTCTTGATATCGTCCTTGGCAAAATATAGACCCGTGGTGCTGTCGTATATGTACTCTTTGCCCTTTGCAAATGTGGATTCCGGATTTTTCGAAGTGGCGTGCTCTTTGCCGTTAGTCATCAAAAGGCGTTCGTATGTTTCTGTAGCATCGGGGTCGCCTTCTTCTACTTTTGGCTTTAGGAAGTCATTCCAAGCCGAAGAATTGAAAAAGTCATCCTTGCTAAAATTGCCGCTCGATGTTCCTTGCTGAACATAGTCAACGTATGTATTAAAGCCCTTTATACTTGCTATAGCGGCAAGTATTTCACCGACAAAAGGCGGTATGCCCGATGTGCCCATCACGTTGTTGTAATAAGCCATCCACTCATTGATTTTGTCGTAGATGTCCTTCATCGGCTTTCCGGATTCAAGCATTTTGTTTATCTCGGCAATAGCCTTTTGCAGAAGCTCATCGCCGATTTTCTTTTGCACTTCGGCGAGCTTTTCCATAGCTTTTGCTATGTTCTCGGCATTTTTGCGTTCCTGCTCTGCGAGAGCCTCTATAGCCTTTTGCAGGTTCTTTTGCGCTTTTGCTATGTTTTGAGCGTTCTTTTCTTCCTGCTTGTGCAGAGCTTTTATCGCATCTTCGATATCTTTTTCGGCTTTCAGAATGTCCTTTTGCGCCTTCTCGACATTTTCACGCGCCTTCTGAACATTTTTCTCGTTTGCCTGCCATTCCCAAAGTCCCGATTGCTCGTTGAATACACGGACATTCCGCTCGTTTATTGTATCGGCAAGCTCCTTTTGAGCTTTTATAAGGTCGAGCTTCTTTTCTTCGAGATTTTTCTCCTTTTCGGCTATGGCTTCGCGTTTTTCGGCTATAGCTTCCGCCGCGTCCTTTTGCGCCTGCAAAAGTTCTTCTTCCCGCGCGGCTATGGCTTCTTTTTTCGCAGCTATAGCCTCCTCCGCCGCCCTTTGAGCTTCAAGCAGATTTGCTTCCGCATCGAGTACCGACTTGCGGTAATTTTCAAATTGATTGGCTTCCTTTTGCTTGTCTATCAGCCCTTGCAGAGCATCTTTTATTTGGTTGTACTGCTCTTTGAGCTTTTTGGCAGGGTCTTCGGCATTGTCAATTTCCTTGTTGAGATTAGACTGCGCTTCTTTGATATCGTCTACGCTGTCTTTGGTCTGCTTATAAGTCTCCATGACGGCAGAGACTTTATCGCGCTGCTTTTGCAGCATTTCGCCTACCGCAAGCAGAGACGCGGCAGTCTTTTCATTTCCGTCTCGGAGAGCCTTATTGTATGCGGTTGCTATTTTCTCGATATACGAGTTGAGCTTTTGGTAATTTTCATAGTATGCGTCAGCGGTTTTGCTACCATCAAAATCGGCAAATTCGTATCTCACGGCACTATGACGCCCTGCACGCTTGGTACGTGTTTGTTTTGTTTCTATGCCGAGGTCTCGCAGTGTTTTGGCATCGTACTTGTTTAATGTTATATCTGTATTACCGCTTGCAAGTACCTCATCCTCGGCGGCACGCATCGCAAGAGCCGCTTGCAGTTGTGCGTTTGCCAGTTCCTGCTCCGTAAGATTTTTCAGAGCTTTGCTGTATTCCTCCGTGCCTTCCTTTAGGTCTTTGAGCGCGTCCTTTTTGTCTTTGGAAAGCAGCTTTACAAGCTTTTGCTCTACTTCATAGTATTCATCGGTTTGCGGTGTCAGCTTTTCATATTGCGCGGCGAGAGCTTTCAGCTCTTGCGTATTGTCGCTTATGGCATCCCATGCCTCTATGGCTTCAAGGCGTGCTTCGTGCTGTGCCTGCTTATATGCGTTGATAAGTCCGATAACCTGCGATACAGCCATTATGGCAACGCCTATCCAGCTGATGGTCGCCTGCAATGCGGCGGCACTTGCGGTAGCGGCATCCATGCCCGTTTTTAAGGCTTTGAAGCCGCTTACAAGATTGCTTAAACCCGAAGATATCTTACCGCTGAATGTTACAAGCAGCAAGCCGCCGAGCTTTCCGATTACGCTGGAGAGCCCGCCCGTATATTTTATCAGAGTGAGCAGCCCGTTCCCGATGTCAAGCAGCGTCTTTTTGAATGCCAAAAATCCCTGCTCATCGTTTGCGAGCTCCTGCCATTTTGCCTTGAAAGTATTCAGCTTTGCGGTATATGTGTTCATATACTGCTCGTTTTCTTTGAGAGAGTAGCCCTCCGCATTGTTCATGTTGTCGAGCGCGGTCTGAACATCCTCAAAGTTCTTCATCAGGGCGATAAAGTAGTTTTTGCGGTATGTGCCTGCCGTGTCATAAACGCCCGTCATGCTGTCGTATATCTCGGAAAGTTCTTCGCCGAGAGCTTCTTCCATGCTCTTTCCGTCGGTGCTTTCAAAGTATTCGGCGAGCTTGTCCGCCTGCTCGGCGGAAAGGCTGTTTATCTCTTTTGAGAGCTGTTGCCATACGGAGAGAATGGATGCCGCACCTTTTTTGTATTCGCTGACAATATTCTGCATGTCGGCAGAGAGCGAAGCAAAAACATTCAGCGAGCTGTCCTTTGTCGTATACGCAAGCAGAGACTTGACCGCCGTGCCGAGCTGTTGCCCGCTCGCGCCGGTTGCCCCCGAAAGCGCAGTGATTACGGCAACGGTTTCTTCAAGGCTCATTTTCGCCTGATTTGCATAAGAGCCGACTTTTTCAAGTGCGAGAAGTAGTTTCTGCGTCGATACGGGGGCATTGTCAGCCGTTTTGTTGAGTACGTCGATTATGTATGTCAGCTCGTCCGCACCCTTGCCAAACTGCGTCATTATGGCTATAAGCCCATTTGAGGCTTCTTCCGCGTCCAGCTCCGCAACATTCAGCGCGAGAAGTGCCGCTTCCGTTGCCTTTACGGAATCTGACCATGTTATGCCCGAGCGTGCAAAGTTTGTAGCTATATCCGCCGCATTTTCAAAAGTCTGTCCGAAGTTCTGCGCCAACTCATAGAGCTTCTTGGAAATTCTGTCGTTGAGAATGTCCTCGTTCAGCACTCGCTTTATTTCGATAATGCGGTTTTCCGTCTCGATAAGTACCTCATCTATCGAGCCTATGGCGTCGCGTATGGCGTTCAGCGGCTTCATTACGAGCGTAGCCACAACCTGCCATTTCAGAAATGCCGCCGCATTGTCAAGCAGAGTGGCACCGTTTTTACTGACAGCTTTTTGATTTTCGTTTACGGCTTTTGATACCTCACGGATGTTCTTTGCCGCGTTGTTTGCTTTTTCTCCCGTAGCGCGGAAAGCGTTTGAAAGCGCGTTCAGCTGGGAGGTGAGCTTGCCGTTTATTTCTATTTTCTGCAGGTTTGTAAGCGGCGTTTTAAGCTTTTTTACACCGTTTACAAGGTTGGCAGAGCCTTTGCTTGCCGCATCAAAGCTCTTTGCCAAAACATTCAGCTGTGCCGTGAGCCTGCTGTTTATATCTGTTTTCTGCAGATTTGCAAGCGGCTCTTGCAGCTTGGATATTGCTGTTTTCAGCTTCGTCAGGCTGCCTTGCGCCGATGCACTGTTAAGCTCTACATTTAGTAAAATCTGCGCCATTTGCGCCTCCTTAGATTTTGTATTCGTCCAGTCCGTCTATGCCCTGCGTGCCCGTCACCGTATAGCCCTGCGCCGTCATCCCGTTTGCAAATGCACTCATTATGCGCCCGTCCTTGAGGTCGTCTATCATGCTGTTCCAGAAGGGGCGCGGCGGGATGTTGTCTCCCCAGTTGTATCCCTCGGCTTTTTGCAGGATATAGATGAGATGGTCGCCGAATATCTGATGATTGTACGGCGTATTCTCTCCCTCCGGCTCATAAGAAAAATGCAGGCTGTTTCCTACAATTTCGGACGATATATTGCCCTCGTCCTCAATCGCCCTGCCGCGTTCTGTATTCCCGCGGCGGTGCGTGTAGTGCTCGGGAGTGTACGCACCGAATAAATCGCTTTGCAAATGTTTTTGCAGTGCGTCTCTGATTTCGGCACTGACATATTCCAGCGCATATGGAAATTTTGTTTCTATGTCCGCGAGAATATCTCTCAAATCGGCTTCCGCGCCTATTACGGAAATGCTCGATGTTATCATGTGCATGCCACCTTTTTTAAAAAAATATCCCGTCCCGAAAGCCGAGACGGGACATTCAGAAAATTACGCCGTTACCGTTACATTGCAGTATGCGACAAGATTGCCGCCGGTACTGCGCGTAAGCGTTACCGTGATTTCGGTTGTGCCTGCGGCAATACCCTTTACAAGCCCGTTTGTATCAACGGTTGCCGTTGCGGGTGTCTTGGAAACGTATGTCAAGTCGGAATATACAGGCTGTACGGTAGAGCCGTCAGGCATGAAGTACTTCACGGGTACTCTCTCCGTTGAGCCTTTGGCTACGGTTATTCCCTCGCCGATTATCGCGAGTGCCTCTACGGCGGATGTTGTGCCGCTGCAGGGGACGTACACATAGTATGCGTAGTTGCTGTCGTCGTTACCGCAAGCCGCGCAAGCCATAGCGTTGTCGTCGGGTGCGAGAGCCTGCCACGTGAGCGCGGTTGTGCTGTTTGAAGTCTGATTGCCGCTTATGCCTGCGTCGCCGCCGAATTTTACGCGGGGAACATTGACATAGAGATAGCCTGCGAGGGGGCTGTTGCTTGTCTCGCCGTTTACCTTGGCAAAAATGCCGTACTTGAGCGTGAGCGCGAGAACGGCGGGATTTGCGGAAGTGGGCAGCCCGAGATACTGTGTGGACGCGCTCTGCGTGAAGTAGAATACATCGTACTGCTTGCCGCTTATGGCGTTGAAGCCCGTCACCTGCTTTGTTGTCGGGTCGATGTAGTAGTTTGCACCCATGTACTTTGCGGCGTTGTGCTCGCGCAGTGTGCACCAGCATCCCGTGTCTGTTGCGGGCTGTGCATAGTCCTTTACGGGCGTTTGCGTAACGGTGAGAGCCGCGCCTGTTGCGGTGATGGTCTCGCATACGGGGGTAATGCCGTTGTAGCCCATCGAGCCGCCTGTCTGGAGCTGACGCAGACCGAGAGAAAATGCCTGCGATGTGTAAGAGCCCGAAAGTCTTGTTGTATCGGGTATGAGGTCTACAAGCTTGTTGAGGAAGCCGCCTTCAATTGCCTGAAGGTTGAATGTGTAGTTGATTGCGCCCTCGGAGGGTATGTTGTCGTATGCCACGATATTGCCCGTTGCGGGGTCGCGCACCGTCATTTCCACAAGACCCTTTGCAATGAGATTGGGGTCGCCGAAATTGAAGATTGTGTTCATTATTTTTCTCCTTTACTTGTTAAATACTTTTCCTATTTCGGACAGCGGCATCGTGCCGCATTCGTCCGCTTTGATATCAAATTCCCAGCATGGCGCGGGATTTCCTTTTTTGAATGATACCATTCCCGAGAGTTCTGCCGTGCCGTACATCTGATATCGCTTGTCACGCTGAATCGCTTTGCGTCGGTTTTCAAATTCGCGCACAGTCCATTCGTTTATATCACGTTCCCTTATGCCCGATTGATAGGCAACGGAAGCTATGAGGTCATCGGTGTTTATATCGAGACTTATATCGCTGTCGGATTTTGCCAGAAGCTCTGCGTCCTTTACAAGCTCCGCATTTTCGCTTTCGTCCGGCAGCTTTAGTCCGTTTTGCTCGGCTATAAGCGGTCTGATGATATTTGAAAATTCGCGTGCAGTCACCCTGACGGCTTTCCCGTTTTGAAAAAATTCAAGCTCCGAGAGGCTTATTCCTTTTTCGTCTCTGATTACGGTAGCATGCTCTAATATTTCGCCCATGTCAAATCCAATCCGCAGGGACAGACATGTAAGCGTCAATATTCGGGCGAATATTCCCGCCGTGGGATTGCCTTCGAGTGCCGCGTCGGTTTCCATTGCAAAGACAGCCGAAAGATAGTCGCGGCACGAATACTTGACAGGGAGCGTACCCAGCCGCAGAAGTAAGGCATCTTTGCAAGCCGAAAATTCCTCGTAGTTTTCCATTGTTATCGGGTAAAAGCAAAGCCCGCACGCCTCTGTTGGTTCTCCGTTCCGGATTGCCTTGCTTCTTATGGACTTATGCGCGTTCATTTTTTCCGTGAGCCTCCGATTCGTTTCGTCTCACTCTGTATTGATAGCATTCCCGCGCACCGTCGGTATTTTCTGCCCGCCCCGAGCAGGTGCAGAAGTGCTGATGTGCGCAGAATGCGCCGAGTGCCGATTTTTCGTCATTGAGATTTGTTGCCTTGTTGATAAGGTCTGCGCATATGAGATAGCGCAGATGAGTAAGCCGTTTGCTGTAAGGGCATATGTACTTGTCCATATTCAATATCCCTCCAGCTCTATTGTCGTGCTTATCTGCCGGTTGCCGCAAACCGCCGTAACGGTTAAGGGAACATCGCTCGATTTCAGACAGCTTATTTTTACGGCGTTGGAAATGCCCATCAGCTCGCCGCTCTTTATTTCGAGAGATGCCACGGCGTATCTTGCGTCGTCGCTGTACTGTATGAGAGAGCCACTGTCCGCAATCTGCAGCTGTGAGCCTGTGTACTCGTCTCCCGCCGTATAGCTGTGCGTCAGAATGCCGTTTCCCGCATTTGCGTCCGCTATGGAATTGAGTATGTCATCGGAGGCTATGGGCGTAATCGAGTAGCATTCCGGCAAAGCACCCGAGAAAAGCCATGTTACGGGTCGTGCGGTGGAAAATCCGCCGTCAAATCCCGTTGCGTTAAGTATGGCGTCGGTGTATTGCTTTATACTCACGGGCACGGCACCGCGGAATTGCAGGTTTTCTTCTCCGTTTGTGCTTATTGTCACCTCCGCCGCAGCCGATACATTCGGGTTTTGCAGGAGAGTGGCGGTTATCACGGCATTACCTGCCTTTATGCCCGTCACAAGCCCGCTTTCGCTGACTGTTGCCGTTTCCTCATCCGAAGAAGTCCATTTCCATGTCAGAGGCATATCATCGGGGCTTTTGGCTTCGCCGTTTACTCTGAAAATCGCGTTCAGATATGAAGGTTTTCCTATAGCCAAATCACGGTTTCCCGAAATTTCCGCGGTGAAGCTGTTTGCATTGCCGCCCGCTATGAAGTTTTCGGTCACGTCATCGGTTATGTTCGGCTCTTCTATGCGCACTGTGAATTTCAGCAGGTGGCAACTGTCCCTGTCGCCTGAAAATTCCTGCATGAAGTCGGTAAATCCGGTTATCCTGTAGGGCTTTGTGCCGAGGACTATGCGCATGTTGTGCCCCAGCCTGCGCGTGTTTTCGTTAAGCTGTGCGGTTATGTTGAAATAGCCCTCGGGGAGCATCACATTCTGTCCCTTCACATCCGCGTTTGCCTGCATGGCATAGCTCTCGGCGATTATCGGCTCTGTTATTACATTGCCGTAGTCGTCATAGCTGTTGTATGAGGCGTTGCACCTTGTAATGAGCGCAGTGCATCTTGCGCTTGACATATTGGACGGCATTGTGCATATCCATGTACTGCCCATCGTTTTTATCTTCGCGCCTATGGGAAAGTAGTCTATGCGTTCGCTGTCGAAAAGAATTTCCTTGTAGTCGTCCGTTCTTTTGGCAACCTTTGCCGAAGCGTCGAGGTTTTCCGCAAGCCGCACGGTTGTTTCCGTCCATTCGTAAAAATCCGGCGTTAAGCCCTGAACGGCGGCGGAAACATAGTCGGTGGCGTATTTTGCCCGCTCCGCGTCAAATTTTACCGTCCGCGGTGCCATATATTGCCTGCGCCTGTCGGCATACTGCGGCGGCGCGTTGCTCTGCGGCACATTTACCGCCGTGCGAAAGCCAAAGCTCTGCTTTATGTATTTTTCACTCTGATTCACGTTTTTCACCGCCTTTTGCAGCGTTTCCGCGGAAAATCACATTTTCCCCTTCGTAATAGATTACTGCGGCGTTTTTCCCGTCTGCCCTGCATTCAAAGGCAAGCCCGCGTCCTTTTGCTCCTGCGGTATATGCGGCGGAAAGGAGCTTTTCAAGCTCTTCCCGCGTAAATTCCGCTTTTCCGTTTTTGCCGAAGCTTATGTCGGCGATTATATTCTGCATGCTTTCCTCCTCATCCCAGCCTTATGTTCGGGTTGTTCCCGAAGAGCGGCATGTTTTCAAATTCGGTATGGCTTTTATTTGCGGTAGTGGCGATTTCAAGCGCAATAGTGAGCTGCCTGCCCACATTTGTGTCGCCGTCGAATATAGCCTTGCTTCCGCAGTCGGGATGCTTCGATTTTGCCATGAAAAACGTGCCTATGCCGTCCATTGATACGCCGTGCAGAGCCTCTATGATAGCCTGCTCTATGGCAAAGCAACGGCTGTATTCGTCGCTTTTGGTATTGCTCTCATAGGTGTAGTGCGTCCAGATGAAGAAGTTCACGCCGATGCATATCTTAAATTCGTCATTCGACGGCACCGTCCGTCCCATGTAGACGTAAATCCGCGTCTGCGCATCGGTCTGCGCGGGCTTTATGTATACCTGCGGGATAAGACGATAGCCTTTGTCGGTGGGCGGTTTCTCGGGGCTGTCGGCATCGAATACAACGCTCATTTTCTGCTGTATTGTCGGCAGCGGCTCGCCGAGAGGCTTTGCGCCGTCATAATAGAGATATTTCCATAGGCGGCACCGCGAATATGCGTTGTCATCCGGAGGCATGTATTCCCCTTTCGGCGCGTCAATCAGATAGTCGCAGATTTTTCTCGGTATTTTTTCCGCACCCTCGAGTTTAAAGTAACTGTCCTGAACGCAGAGATACGGATACCACTGCGTATATGCCTCACTCATGATTTTCCACCCTTTTTGTGATTTTCCGCCGCCTTTTCTTTTATCGCCTTCTGCTTTTCGCCGAGTTCATTCGCCGCCTTTTTGAGCTCATCATAGAGCTTCTTCACGTTTTCGGGGTCTGCCATTATCGACATTCCGGCTGTGAAACGCGCTATGGAATCGTTTTCCGTGCATCTCTGATTGTATATTTCGATGTTTACCGCTTTTTCGAGCTCCTTGTAGTCGGCAAGTATCGCAAAGGCGATTTCTTTTACCTCTGCGTCCTTTTTGAAGCCCTCGAGCTGCGCCGGCAGACGGGAGGCGGCATAGAGGTCATAGTCGTTCTCCGTGAAAGGTGCCGTCAGCTCGATATCGAGGTAGAATGTCAGAAGCACGGACATCAGCTGCATCTGCTTTATCGCGTAGCTTTCGGTTTTCAGATAAGGGAGAGCGAGTATTTTTTCGCCCTCTTTGTTTTGCTCCGCCGTCGGTGCTTCGCAAAGAACGTTCTTCGCTATTGTCGCCGCCACATCGGCTTTCGTACCGATAGGCATGTAAGTATTTGCTTTTTTGAGCATTTCGCGGGTTATGATAAATTTCTCCATATTTTACCTCACAGTTTAAGTATTCCTCTCGGAAAAGTCTGCTTATACCAGTCGTTTTGTTCGAGCTTCCGCATTTTGCTGTAAAGCTCATTTTCCGCATCGCGGTAGGTTCTCCGGCTTTCCGCCATGTGATTTGCCGCGTTCTGCTGCTTGAATGCCTTGTCCTCCGTTTTCGGCACATTAGAGAGCCAGTTGTTTTTTTCGCGTTTAAGCCAAGCCACTTCAAAGCAAAGCCCGAGAATGCTCATTACCTCTCTGTTCAGATTTGCTTCGAAGCGTCCGTCCGTGTAGAAGTCAAAGTCAAATACCGTTCCCTGCGGCACGGTGCGGCTTTCCCCTGCATTTATCGTTACGGTGCCGTTTTCCGCGTCGTATGTGCATATGGGCGAGGGCTCATACCATGCGTCTCCGAGCGAGTTTACGCGTACCGTCTGCGCCGCAAATAGCTCATAGCCCGTATATCCGGAAGGCAGACTGATTGTCAGCGGCTCTGTCAGCTCCGCTTCCGTCGCATATCGGTAGGTTGTGAATGCAGGCTCGGTGAAGCGCGGCTTTTCCGACGTGCCGAATAAATATTCCGGCATTTCGGGCGGAGTGCTGAAAAGCCCTATTTTGGAATTGAGATAACCCCACATAGTCCATGCGTATGAGGGTGCGTCGGCGGCTTTCTTTTCCGTGAGCCTTATATCGTCTATCAGAGGCTCGCAGTATTCTGTTATTATTTTCAGTATAGGTGTGGGCATCTGCTTCCTCCTGATTATTCGGCGGCTTCCGCAAGCCCCTTAGCCATATCTTTGAGAATGGATTTGAACATTCCCTCGGGGTCTGTTTTCTTTGAAACTTCGTTGAGCTTCTGCACGAGATACTGATTTATGCGGTTGTCACGCGCCATATATGCGTCGATAAAAAGCGTTGCGATAAGCTGTTTGTGCCGGTAGCAGGCTTTGTCGAAAATCGCAAGGATTTTCTCCTCGGGCATGTCGAGCAGTCTGTGATAGATGTCCGCGCCGAGAAGCTCGCCGTCGGTGTATTTCACGCCGTATCTTTCTCTCTCCTCGTCCGTCATGCCGTCAAGGATTATGAGGCGTCTGTCTTTAAGCCTGCGAAGAATATTCGGAGTGAGATTCTGCAGAAATTCTCTTTTGTTTATGTCTCTTGTGCCGCCTCTGCCCTGTATCTGTCCAAGCTTTTCGTTAAGAGGTACGGTAGAACCCTCCGCCACGCATCCCATATAGAGCAGTGTGACCGTTTCGTCTGCCGGTCTGTATGCCGCCTGCTGTTTTGCTATTCCCGCCACTGCGTCCGCAACAGCCTTGTCCACCGCCTCGGCAATCATCTTTTCAACCTCGGATGCGTTGTAGGTCTTTTCGGCTTTTTTTTCCGCAGTCTCGGCGGGGGTTGCCGCGGCTTTCGGCGTTGCCGCTTTTGCCTTGCCTGTGTTTGTCGCTTTTGTTCCGGTTGTTTTCTTTTCCTCTGCCATTTTTGTTTTCTCCTTTGGAAAATTTTATTTTTATTTTCGGGAACTGCGGGAGTTGCACCCGCCTGTTCTGCTGTTCCCGTGACGGGGGGCATTTCTGCCCCCATTAAGCGCGTGCTTATGCCTTAATCTGGAATATCTTGGAAGAAAATGCAGGTGCGATATCGCATATGATTGTCTCGGAGATATGTACCTTCATATCGGCGGATTCCGTGGGTGTGAACTCGATTGTGATGGGCGAGCCGTCGGCAATTACGCCTACCATGGGCGCATAGCCTACCTTTGCCACAATGTAGATGTTCTCCTGTGTCGGGTCGTCGAGGCTGATAAACTGCGGGTTGTAGTTCTGCGTGCCGGGTACTACGGCGAGACCGACCTCTACGAGGTCTACGCCTGCAACATTGCCGAGGAAGCCGTTGCGGACATATTCAACGCCGATTTCGCCCTGAATGCCTGCTACGGCACCGCCCGTGCCGACAGTGGGAAGTACCTGTGAAAGTCCGGCAAGCGTGCCGAGTGCCATAAGCTCGGTGCGTCTGACGCCGTTCAAAGCGGAAGCTTTCATTACAGCCTCATTCCAGTGCTCGGGAGTATAGCCTTCGAGGATATTGCCTGACGGCAGATACTTCGTGTTTGTAATGGCGGATTTGAATTTTTCGACCGTTGTTGCAAACATCTTGTTGATTGCGCCGCGTGCGAAAGCGGAATAATACCTGCCTGCCTCGCCGTCTATGACATCCTGATACCACTTTATGCTTGCCTTTGCGGTATAGGGCTTCGGAGTGAGCGCAATCTGGGATTTGTAGAGATACTGCTCGGGCTTGCTCGATACGGAACCCCAAGAATCGTCCTCATAGAGGAAGAAATCGTTGGATTCGATGTCTATGAGCTTTGTCTCGCCGAGCCTGCCCGTAGTCCATGAGATAATTCTGTCTGTGGGAGCGTCCATGTATGCGGGAAGAAGCGGATAGATTACTTCTTCCGTGATGGTCTGCAGAGCTCTCCAGAACGTTCTGTCGCGATAGAGACCTCTGTCCTTTGCTACCTCGTCCATTGTGGAGTAGGGCTCTTTGCCTATGGCTCTGTTAGCCTGTGCGGCGCAGAAGAGCACTGTGTCTACCCAAGTGTTACGCGAAAATGTAGCGTAATCCTCAACCTTGGAATTGTACTTGAAGGGGTTGTTTGCATCTGCGTTTACGCATTTGCCGAGATATTCGGCTGCGGCAATTCTGCCGCAGCTTATAATCTTGTTGCGGTCAAGAGTATGTGTTGCGCCGGAAGCGGCGCATACTTTTATCTGTTCGTTGTTTGCCGATGTATAAGAAAAAATATCTCTCGGCAGATTGTTAAGAACTTTTCCGTTCATTTTTATTCTCCTCTCGTTTTCTTATGTACTTATCAGGCGGATGCCTTTACACTGCGCAGACATTTGCATGTTATCTTCTGACCCGCGTCGAATGTGCCCTCTGTAAATCTCTTGGAAATATCGACTATCTCAAAGTAGACACTGCCGTCTGTGGGAGCGGCAGCGGCGGCAACGAGCTTGCCGTTTGCGATTGTCGCGTAGGGCGTGGCTGTGAGACTTGTGGGGAGGGTTGAAAAGTTGTCGCTGCCCCAGTTGTAGCTTTCGCCTACGATTATTTCGGTAAAATCGCCTCTTTCGTCTGCAGGGAGCGGAAGTCCGAGGGTCTTGCCGGGGATGTTGATTACGAGGTCACCCGCCGTTGCCTTGTTCACATCGTATGTATTGCAGGCGTAAAGACCCGTATGGTCGCCTGTGAAGCCTGCGACAGTACCGTTCGTAGCCGCTACCATGTACCAGCTGTTTCCGTTTTTAAGCCCTGCCGCAGAGTAGCCCTCGAGGGGAAGTCTGCCCTTTGTTACGCAAAGAAAACCTGCCTGACATTCCGCCGGTGTAAAGGTATCGCCGCTGAAAGAGCCGAATTTACCCGTTATGTTCTGGAGGTTGTTTCTCTGCGAGTTTGAAATATATACTTCAAATCTGTAATTAGCCATGTTTTTTCTCCTTATCTTTTATTCGTCATTTCGTCAATCATCGCCTGAACATCGTCGGAGTCTTTTCCCGTATTGTTCTCGGCGTTGGTATCCCATGCGTATTTTTTGTTTGTCTTTGCTTTTGCGGCTTCGCGGATTTTCGCCATGCATCTTGCGTCTACATCGCCGCAGGCACGCTCTTCGCCGATGAATTTGCCGTCCTTTGTCTCCATTGCGCAGTATTCGTCGATTTTTTCATCCGTCAGAAGGTCTGCACAGTCATCCTCGGAAAGGTCGATGTTTATGCAGTTTTCGGAAATGCGCGTTCTGACAGCGGCTTTCACTGCCTCTCTTCTGCGCTCGGTTTCCTGTGTCTGAAGCTTTTTGATAACACCCTCGAGCGTTGCCTTTGCCTCATCCTTTTCCGCATTGTCCTTTTCAAGCTCATTTATGCGGGAAATGAGCTTTTCGGTGATTGTTTCAACGGGAACCTCCACTTTTGTTTCCCCGTTTGCGAAAATCGCCGTTGCGGTAGCTTCGGTTCTCGCGCCGTCCCTTATCTCTTCACCGTCCTTTTCCGCTGTAGAGAGATACGGAACGCCGTTTGCGGAAAGCAAAGCTACGGTGTTCTGGTCTACGGCAAGCACCGTATAGCCCTTAAACTTTTCTGCAAGGTCATTCAGTTTCATGTTCTTTGTTTTCTCCTTTTTTTCGTTATTTTTTTGCGGATTTTTGTTTTCGGCATTGAGGGAGGCTACGCGAAGAGTAATCTTCTTCACCTCGTCGGCACCCATTGCGGCAAGCGCGCGGATATTTGCGCTTGCAACGGCAGGGGCGATATCATCGCCGAGTATAGTTGTTCCGAGTATCCGGTATTTGGTAAATACTTCGATGTTTCCATCCATGTGCATCTCGTCAACGAGAGTTTCAATAGAAACGCTCATTCCATCCGAACCCTGTTTCCGGAGCTTTTTGACGAGTTCCTGCGCATACCATTTCCACAGATATCCCGTGCCTACTATCCATTCGATACCGTCGATAATTTCAATGCGTACATCATCCTCTACGCGGAAATTACCGACTATTCTTTCTGCCGTGGAAGCCATGAAGGACGCACTCACATTTCCGTTTTCGTCTATGTATTCCTCGAAATTGTGACCGTCGCCTATTTTCTCCCCGACATATGCCACGAGAATGGGAGTGTCCGCAAAAAGCTTGCTGTGCTCCGCTATATTCTCATAGCGCCAGTTGTTACGATTTGTCTTTCCGTTCAGCAGTCGGAGTTCAACCCTCTGCCGCAGTCCGTCGGTTTCGGCAAGAACGCGAAGCTCGCCTTTTACGGAAACGAGCCGTGCAGTTCCTGCGCTTGATACGGTTTTTATCATTTGGTTTTCTCCTCCTCGTCCAGTCTTGATTTACACCAGCTGTCAAAGCTCGTTTTACTGCCGCCCTCGTTTGCCCACCTGAACCAAAGCTCGAGGAACATTTTGCCCTCTGCGCTGTTCTGAAGCATAAGCTCTTCGGTTTTGAGCGACATCGCCCTAAAATCAGGCGTATCAGTTGCTTTCCGAAATTTCTCCAGTGCCGCATTTATGCCGTCAAAAGTCTGCATGATAAGCTCGAACACGCCATCGAGGCTTTTGAGCGATTCGCGCCAGTCAAGCTCATCCGTGCCGGGATATTCCGCCATGAGATGGTTTTCATGGAGCATATCGCCGAAAGCGTCAAATCTTTTCGGAAATTCATGCGCCTGCCTATGAATAATTTCGGAAAGGTAAATCATTCCCTGCTCGATGTAAACGTATTCCTGCGTTGTGTCAAACCACCTGTTGGCATTCTGGTACATCCGTATAACGTCGCGCATCGGCTCTCGCAGCTCCGCAAATTTCGGATTGTCAAAATTATAAATTTCTTTCGGGTTCATTCTGTCACCTCCGTTCTTTTTCCTGTCAGCCTGCCGCATCTATGCTTTTTTCGTTGCCCTCTGTAACCTTTTCATTCTGCGGTCTGCCTGCCTGCGGAGGCAAGCCGCCGTTTTGTTCCTGCTTCATCGTGTAGGAGGTTACGGGCGGTATGAGCATGTCGAGTATGCCGCTTTCTTTTACCGTGTTCATCATCGATATTTTGTCCGTAATGCTCTGACCGTCGAGCGCGGCAAGTATGTAATGCGCCGAAATGTCGCCGTTTGCTATCGCCGCCTGCGCATTCTTGCGCGTTTCATCGTCGGTGTATATCGAGCCGAACATGCGAAAATCCCATTCGCAGGTAAGGTTAAGAGCGGAATAGAGATAATTCATCATTCTCTCGAAGCCGCGGTATATCTGCTCGCTGTATCTGCTTTCGAGCTTCGCGGAAAGCTCCGCCTGCCCTGCTTTTACATCATCGTCCACGGGTATCACGCCGGAAAGCCCTGCCTTTGCCATGCCGTATTTGTTGAACGAAGATGAAATGTTGTTCGCGTTGGCACTTTCGGCAAAATCGTGAGATTTTATGTTTTCCACAGGTGCCATGTAAAAGGCACTGCCGCCCGTGTTGTTCATCAGCATCAGCGTGTTGAAAAACTGCTCAAACATTGCCCTGCCGCCGAGCGACAGCCTGTAGGCATCATCCGTTTTCGAGCCGTCGTCGCTGTAATACGGCATTTCGCCCGTGAATATTTTTATAAGCGGGTTGAGAAGCAGAGAGAGCTGCGCCGCCTCGTAATCGCTCTGCTGTGCATATGTGAGCATAAGTCCCGCAAGCGGCGGAATAACTGCGGATGTCGTATCGTCTATCTCAAAAGTCCATACGCGGTCTATGGGAAGCGATACGTAATAAGCCCATGTGCCGTTCTGCATAAAGACTTTCGGGTTTCCGGCGGCATTCCTGTTCACATTGTGCGGATAGAAAGGTATTTTCCCGTTTTTGCACGGCACGCTCGCATATACGAATTTTCCCCTTCGCCCCGCGCCTTCAGGCTCGGTGAACATCCTGCCGAAATCATCGAGATAAGGTTCAAAGAGGTCGCCGAACTGCGTTACATCCGTCCCTATCTGCATGAAGTACATCATGTTGAACGATATCGTGTAGCCCGATATGTTGTTGAAACCGATGATTGTACACCAGTCCTGCGGGAGTTGCTGCATGAAGGCATAGTTTACTTTGTTGTGGATTTTGTCCGTGCTTGTGCGCAGAATGTAAAAAACCTTGCCCTCGGTTATAGCCTGTCCGGCTATTCTGTGCGCCTGAACATCGGGTCTCAGAGCTTTATTCAGCTTGTCGATAAGGCGGGCTTCTCTGATAAATCCTTCCGATTTTGCCTTTTCCGCGTCGATGTACAGCGGCTTCGCATAATACCGGTATGTGGGGATGTCCTGATATGCTTTCGTTATTTTGTAGTATGGATAAGCCGTCCATTTGAGTATTTCGCTCGTCTGTCGCAGTGCCCTTTCATTTCCGTAAGGGGCACGCAGGAAAGCACCGATTTCTTCTTTCGTAAAATCCGCGGGCAGCGAGGATATAGCCTTTACGCGCCTGTTCTGCAGCTGCGGCATGTTGGCAAGCCCGAGACCTGCGCGGGCAAACGCCGATGCCATGCTGTCGGCGGAAAGATTACCGCCGTATGCCCCGATTATATTGTTCATACGCGCAAGCAAACTGCCGTATGAGTTGGCGGCGGGAGCATTTTTCTTTGTCTCTTCCATTGTTTCTCCTTTTCAGCAAATATTTTGGGCTACGGAAATCGCTATATCGGCTATCTCGCGCAGACCGCGCAGAGATGTTATTTCGATATAGGCTTCTATGATATCGAGAAATATTCCTGCGATTTCGATTTTATCGTATTCGTAGTCGTATTTTTCGCACAGAGATGTGATTTCGCCCTCTATGCCGTCATAAGTAGCCCGTATTTTCCTCGTTTTGGAAAGTCTGTCGCGTATCTCGCATATGCACTCGCCGAAATCATAATCCTGCATTGTCAGCCTCCGCTTTCAGCTCTTTTTCAAGATTGGAGCAAAATTCATTCATTACTGCGACTGTGCCTGCGGTGTTTGCACTTATTTCGCGTGCCGCTTCACCGATTGCGTTTACGGCAATTTCCATTCGCGTATATCTGAGCCAGTCGCGCTCGGTCTTTTTCAGTTTCGCCTCGTTTTCGGCGGGCACGCGTCCGAGCGGCAGGTCTGTATTGTCGCTGTATACCAGCAGGTAGCCGCTTTCCGGCGAGTAAAACGTATATTTTTCGCCCTCCGGCATGTCATCGAGCTTTCCTATGTAAAGCGTATAGTTTTTTATAGTCATCATCGTTTCCTCAATGCCAGCAGATTTGCCCGTGTGCCGCTTGCCTGCGGTGCGCCGGCGAAACCGCCGTTTTTGTATTTTTCTATTTCAGCCGCCCAACTTGATTTTGCCTGATATTCCGTTTTCTTTATCAGAGTTTCCAGAATTTGCGCAAACCGTAAACCGTACTTCGTTGCCGACCAGTCGTCTCGCTGTATTGCTTTGGATTTGCGTTTCTCTTTGAGCGTAATGCCGCTCACTTCGGTTTTCAGATTTTGTATCTGTTGGCAAAGCTCGTCCGTCTTGCGATAAGGAAGCGCAATCTGCGCGTCCTGCGCATCGTTTTTTATGCCGTTCATTACCTTGTATGCGGCTACACCGTCGAGTATCGAAGCCGTCAGCAGTTCAACATTGCCCTGCTCAAATTCGAGCTGCGCATATCTTATCATTTCGCCCTCTTCATCGGCGGCACCGCGCGTGCCTGCTTTAAGCGGGTAAATCACGGGCAGCGCGTTCGGCTGTTCGATATCCGTATATGCCATGTGATTGTATGTGCAGAGTGGCGGCATTCCGTCCGTCGGCGGTTTCATGAGTTCGTCTACAACATCCTTGCCAACTGCTCGCGCGTCCACCACGAGATATGTGGTCTGCGCTCCGTTTTTGCAGTAGCTGAAATAAAGCCCTCGGAGCTTCTGCGCCTGAAGATACGCCGTTTTCGGCGGCGGGTAGCTGTCTGCATAGACAACCTGCTTTCTGTATTTATCCCTTTTTGCTATGCTCTGATAGCGCGTGAGCTTTATAACGGCATCCGCGCATTTGGCGTTTCGTGTACCCGTCTCATACGAAACATCGTGCGCCACTATGTAAATTGCGTTGTTGTCTCCGCAGTGGCATTTTTCCATTGTCATGAGCTTTCGGCTTCTCGAAAGAACATCGTCGGGTATCATCGGGTTTTCGCTCGACCCCGTGTATCTCGCGCAGGCTTCACGAAGCCAGTTTTCCGCGCTCAGGCTTCTTTTCATGTCCTTGAAGTAGCCTATGTCGCGCAGTCCTGCCATGAGAGCCACCACCCAAGGCATATCGAGTACGAAGCCCTCGTATTTTTCGCCGTAAAGCATGTCGTAAAGAGCTTTGCGTCTGTATTTTGAAAAAGCAGGATTTTGTCTCGTGCTTGCGTTGCTTATGTGTGAGTGCTTGCGGTTTATGTGCGTGCGGTCGGTTTCATTGTTTATCGTTCGCACAATTCGGCAGGTCGGGAAAATGTCGCGCTCGTATTTTTCCATATCGAAGGTGTCATCCTTGCTTCCTTCCTGCGCCATTTCCTCGGCTATCGTCTGCGAGCTGTTGTCGCCGCGGGGAGAATACATGCCGAATTCCGAGCCGTAGTTTGTTTCCATGCGGAACATGTCGCTTCTGTCGTTTTTGATTTTCCATATCGTTCCGAGCATGGGGTAATTTCTCTCCACCTCATGGTGAGCCTGCGCCGCAAGCGATGCTGCCTGCTTCTGATTCGGTGCGGCATATCTCATGATTTCGCCGGGATAGGTCGCGCCTTCCAGCTCCTTCGTAAGTATCTTTGTAAAGGTTTTTGTAAGTCCGCGGCTTCCCGTTACATATACATTCCTGTATCGTGCGTCTATGCGCATCATGAGCCGCTGCGGAAGCTCCAGCCCGTATCGCGCGTTATCGTCTCGGAGCATGTCCGCGAGATAGTCGGGATACCAGCGAAAAAAGCTGATTATCAGTGCCGCGCTGTCCTGATTGGGCATTCTTTCATAGTCAAATGCCCTGTTTTTGTTTTTTGTTACCCATTTTCCGAGCTTTCTTGAAAATGTTTTTCCCTCTCCGGCATATCCGGTCGGCACTTTTGCATCCCCCTTCCGTAAATTTGCCAAAAAAATGATAAAAGGGCTACAAGCCCATGTTTCCATGCGCCTGTAGCCCCGTTTGGCTCTCCCACAACGCCCGTCTTGCGTTCGGTTTTCTTTATTCTGTTTTAAAAAGCTCCTCGCTTATCCGGAAAAGCAGCCGCCGTCTTATCACATAAACCTTACCGTTATGTATTTCTATGCGGTCGCCGTGCTTTTTCGCGCGTTCCACGGCGTTTTTCAGCCGTTCTTTCTGCGAGCTTTTTTCTTCCTTGCCGCAGTCGTTATTCATCGGCATCACCGCTCTCCGCTTCCGGCTCATCGCCTTTTTCGTGCCGGAGCTTTGCCAGCCCCGCATATCTGCGCGCTTCTTTTTCGTCCTCGGTTTCCTCCGGCAGAAATTCGCCGTGCTCGTCCTCAATTTGGAGCGATTCGGGAAGCTCGTTTACGATAAAGAGGTCTGCGTTTTCGCGCATCGTGTTGTACATGGCAAAAATCATCTGGTCTGCCGCGTCAAGCGAATATCTGTATTTCGGCTGTTTGATGAAGTTCTTTACGAGAGCTTCGGCTGTCTCCTCAAAGGTAAGAAATTTGCCCTCTTTCATCAGCCCGTGCTTTTCCAGCTCCACTACAAGCGTGTCAAGCTGCAGGTTTTCAATAGGCTTTTCGTCTTTTTTTCTCATCTGCTCCGAGGCAAGTTCCTTGTCTATCATCGTCTGAACATCTTTTGCCGCGCGGTAATTCCGCGCCGCTACAAGTTCATCCGCCGCCATAGACCATTTGGCTACGCGCATAAGCGTGTCGTCCATCTGCGGCGTGATAGTCTGTCCGCGGTAGCTGTCGGCTCGCACCTCGTAAAGCCTGTCAAGCTCATTGTACTTCTCGGTCGTCATATTCGCGCCGGTGCCCCAGCGCTTTCTCTGTGCTTCCGTACCGGGGAGCGATGCCAGCTTAGCCTGCTGTGCTTTGACATACTGCAGAAAGTCGCTTTCTGTCAAATCCTTGCCGAAAATACGCCGCATATTGGTTTCGCCGTCAGCAAATGTGGCGGGCTTCCCGCGGCGGTAATATCCGTCGCTTTCCAGCAGTGCGCTTATGTAGACTTTCCATTTCTCCTCGCAGTTTTCAAAATCGGAAGGAGGAATAAGAGGGAGGCAAGGAACATCAAACGCTATGCAGGAAAAATAAAGGGCAAGGCATGCGCCGTTCATTTTTTCGAGCTCGTCAAAGCGAGCCTGCTCGCAGTCGATGCAAAGCGCACTCATGCCCGAAAGGTTTCGGGCACAAGCGCGGCAATTATCCTCACTGAGCACTGCGCCGCAGCGGGCACATTTATTTTCAGCAATGTAAGGCATCCTGCGTCCCTCTTAATGATGGATTTCGTATTGAACAAAATTCGCGGGAAGTCGTGCGAATTGCTCTTTACAGCTACATTATACCATAATTTTTCACAAAAAGTTGCTTTTTTAAAAAGTCGTACCTTGGTTATACTGCATAATTTACAATTTGTTCATATTTGAAGCTTTATCATGCTCAATTTTCGCGCCACAATTCGGGCAGTAGTTGTATACGCTTGTGTTGCCTGTAGTTGTATCGTCATCGCACCAATTGCACAGCGAGCACTCAAATAAAGAGGGATAATCTTCACAGAGGTTTTTCGCGTGCTTCACTTTCTGCACATCGGCAGTCGGCTCATTTTCAACCGTGGAAAGCGCGTCTCCATAACCCTGCGTGAAATTGTCATAGTATCCATCCTTGTTCAAAAGGTCATTGTATTGCTCTTGCATTTTCTTTATTAAATTGTCCGCGTTAATGTATCTGCTCATCAAATTTCTTCCTTTCTTCGGGTTCTAAATCCATCTTTGCACCGCAGTTTGGGCAGTAGTTGCCCGCTGCATTCAACTCGCTTGTGTCCAAGCCGCACTCCCCGCATTCGGAGCACCATCCGCATCCAAATCTGCCGAATAGCCATCTTCCATGCTTCACCTCCTGCACATCGGCAGTCGGCGTTTCTTCCTCCGCCTTTTTGACAAGCTCCATCCCTCTCACAAATGCTTTTGTGAAATCCTCATCCTCCGCAAGATATACTTGCATCGTCAAATTTTTACTAAATAATTCCGCATCAATGTATCTCGGCATTATTCGCCCTCCTGTTCCACGCTTCGACTGCTTCCTTTCTCGTGTCGTAGATATACACGCCGCCAACGATAGCACCGTCCTCGGCATATCTTGCAATCGGACAATCTTCGTTTTCTTCGTGCGAATGTCTGATTTGATACCCTAAGCCGCTCCACGGGTCATCTTTGTAATCAGCGCCGTGGAGATTTCCCTCGTCATCACAGTAGATAATTGTCGCTTTCCCTCCGCAGAACGGGCAGGGCTTCAATTCTTCCGTCATAACAGCCCCCTCCACAAGTTCGGGATTGTCGTGGATGTTGCCGATGACTTCTGTCTCCAGCGTTCCAAAATGTCTATAACCACAGCATTCCGTATAGTTTTTATATCTTTGGCAATCAACGAGGTGAAATTCTGCAGCTTCAAAAATCACGACCATATCTTTCGCATCGAATCTTGAAATGCATTTTACAATATCCCCCTCAAAAATCTTCTTGCCGTTTTTATCGGTCAGTCCTGTGTACTGACCGATGGTTTCTGGAATAACCTCAATGTCATCAACATTGAACAAGCCAACGCTTGCGTCCTTCCATCCGTAGAGAATGTATGCTTCTCTAAAGTTTGTATCAATGCCTTTACCGATGACCCATTCGCCGTTGTCTTTGCGTTTGCCACGAAAAAAATATTTTCTCATTTCGTCCTCCCTTTCTTGTTAAAAATAATGTGTATTGTTCTCGAAGGAAGTGTTATCCTTAAATCTGCAAACATAACAAGTTCTCCGTCGCGATATAAAGCAGGAAACCACTTTATTTGGGGCTTAACCCAATTCCTATGTTTGATGGACATGATTTTCATTTTCTGCTCCTTTCTGCAAATAATTTGAAAAGCGTTAAAAATCAAGTGTTTCGTTTTAACTTTTTATGTTTTTTAATGCCTCGGCTTCAGTTAAAAATAACGTCTTCCCTAAACTCGTAATTGACGTTTCATATACCGAATTGCGGGCTAATTTCAGTTTTAATCCTTTTTCTGTAATTATGATTTTCTCAACCTTTGTCTGCTGAATAAACGGCGGTTTGTGGTTTTTGAAAACTTCGTAAATAGTGTCTCCGACTTTATAAGGCAACTCGACAAGCGTTCCGTTTTCGATTTTGTCTTCCAACTCGGCAAGTCTGTGTATTATTTGAGGAATTTTGCAGGGTTCGGGTTCTCTACAATCTCTTTTGCATACATTATCAAGCCCACACAGTTCCCAAGTATCGAAGCATACTTTTGTTATATCTTTATCAGTCAATCTTTTATATTCCATACTCAAATTTCCTCCACATATTGCCACGACTGCGGGGGTCTCGCAATGGGCATCTTTTCGTCAAACTCGCACCAAGTTTCATATGAGCTGGGAGTATTTTCAACATATAAGTGAGGGCAACCCTCACACTTATCGAAGTTGCACACTTTATAAAACTCGCTCAATTCCCGCGGCTTGTCATAGATTTTGAGGTCGGAGATGTGCCAGCCGTAGCCGTCCTTGTTAAAACCAAGATATTTTCCTAATTCATCAACATTTAAGCACGATATGTCTGAAAAATGTGTATCCCACTTATCGTTGACAGTTATATAGTCCATGCAAGGAGTACAGATGCTTGCGACTATATCTACCCTATCGCAAACAAACTCGCCGATGACCTGCCCGCGCCCCGTGTAAAGCACATGACTGTCCTCGTCAACGAATGTCGGCATATCCGACCGCGCTTTTGTCTCGTATATGTAGCACCTGAACGGTGTCTCAATCTTCGGGCGCGTCTTGCGCACCTCTATCGTCTTCTCTCCACTCGCTATGAGTTCACACCACTTCGGGTGTATGCTGATAAGTACGGATTTCATTTTCTTCTCCTTTCTTCAAACGCCTTTTCGTCTTTGGCACAGCACCCGCAACCGATACAGGTGTATATCGTTTCGTATACATTCCAGCATTTCTTCCATTTTGCGAAATCAATGTATATTGACATTTCAGATTCTCCTTTTACCACACAAATTCGGGGTGCTCTTTCATAAACGGTTCGACAACCTCTTTGATAGCACGTTCAACAGCTTCTTTGGAAGAAAAATATACCCCATTGTTTTTATAGATGATGGCAACCTCTAAGATAAATTTATGGTTGCGACAGTCGTAAGAAATGCCATAGTGGACATTTTTTGCATCCCACTCCAAAGTATCTTCTGCTTCATTGTCCCATGCAAATTTCAATAATTTGCGGTAAAGCAATTGATGAAGCGAAACTTGTTTGGCAAACTGTTCATCATTGAAATAGTTAATGACACTGTACAACTCTCTATCAGCGTTATCATGTACCTCAATATGATTTAATACATCACCATTAACATATATATAAGAGTATTTATCGTCTTTCTCAACTCTCTCAAACGGATTCTTTCTCTTTTTCTCGGGCTCAATCCCCAACTGCTTCAGCTGTTCCTCTGTCAGCTCGATTTTCTTTCCGTTGATTACGATATAGTTTTCATTCATGATGTTTGCTCCTTTCTGCGAGTGCTTTTTCGGCAGCCTCTCTTGTGAAAAATACCATTTTACCGAAATTTTCGAATATGAAATGACCGCGCTGGTATTTTTTGTAATAGTCATAATCATCGCTTTCAAAGTCGGTTTCCACATAAAACTCATATTCTGAATACTCAACTCGAAGAACCTTGAGCTGCGCAATTGCGCTTGTTCCATTCCACTGCCAAGGCATATAAAGCGTGGCACCCACTTTACACGGCAATTTCAACCATTCTTTTTTATCCTCAAATTCTGGGCACTGACTTTCTACATTATCGTCGTTGAAATATTCGTCAAAATCCTCTTCGCCGAAGTAAAAATGCTTGTGCGCCGTGTAGTGTATGCAATCCTTACATTTCATCTTTTTCACCTGCCATTTCTTCATTCAACCTTTTTCTTACAAACGGCATAATAAGAATTACGCTCGCGTTTACGTGTAACATCGATGGCGCACGCACAACGCGGTCAAGCATATATTCAAATATGAATTTTGATGGCTTGCCTTCAAAGATTTCGCCGCGGCTCTCGTTCATTTTAAACATTTCTGTCTGTTCGGCATAATCCGCGATTTCGTTTATTATTTCAATCCCTCGTGGGGTCAAATTATAGTTAGGACAAGTGTCAAGCATTTCTATCATGAGTGCCGGCATTTCTGATATATTATTCATCTTTTTTTCTCCTTCTCTTGCTTTTAATATATTTCTATTCCCGATTGTTCTATCAGGCTTTGTTCAAACTCCGTGTTCTTTTTGCTTCGGTCATTTAAACCAATCCACCAGTTGTATACATCCCGTCCTGTTCTCCATGTTTGAGAAGGAGTTTTCATTTCTTCGAGCATCTTGTCAAAAGCCTTTATGTACAAAGCCTTATATTTTGGATAGGTTTCGAGCTTGCGAACGGCGTGCGTGTTCATCGGACAACCGAGGCATCCGATGCGTTTGAATCCGCAATCGTAAAGCTCACAGTACGGTACATTGTAGCTTCGTATAAACTCCCAGACATCTTCATCCGTCCAGTCTATTATCGGGTTTACAAGCGTTTTGTTTGTGCGAAAACAACTCTCAACCATATGGCGGTTCTCGTCGTTATCGTCGTTCATAATGATATCGCCGCTCTTGTTGACTTTGGCACCTTTTGCACCGGCGAGTGCCTTCCCCCAAGAACTTATAAGCCCCTGATTTTGCGCGCGTCTTTGACTTTCCGCCCATCTTACTCCGGTAAAAGTTATGCGCCCGCTGTTTTGGCTTTCTTTCAGCTCGGCACAGCAGTATCTGGCAAGGCGTGTCGGAGGCATATGTTTTCGAGGTATGAGATTCCACATCGTTATCGGATTGCCGTCCTTATCTCTCGGGATTTGCCTCTTTACATGGGGCATTTTGTATTTTATAAACCTCACAAGCTCCGGAGGGTCGACGGAAGTCACATTATATATCGGCTCATATTTTATTCCTGCCATTTGGCACAAAGCGTCGAGTACCACACTGTCTTTGCCGCCGCTTATTGCCGCTACCGGAACATCAAATGCATACGCCTGTATGCGCGATATTGCCTTTTTCACTTTGTCAATTTTTCCTTCAAGCGTAAGTTCTATCAGAGCCATCTTTTTCCTCCTTCAGGCGGGCGTTTGCCCGCCGTATTCATTCTGTAAAAAATCCATCGGGTTCAACATCAAGCACGGGCTTTTTTCTGCCGCGCGTGGTCTTGATTTCGGTCTTTGCTTCTTCCGCAATTTCTGCGGCAGGCGCTTCGTCGAGGTATTCGCCGCCTGTGTTCCCGAAGAAGCTGTCGCTCGCGTCGGCTTCGCCGTTGCCCACGAAAAGGTCATTCTCTTTGTCGATTGCCTTCGTATCCTCGTCGTAGGCTTTCTGCATGTCAATGCTCATTATGCCCCACTTGGATATGAGCTGACGAATCATGGTTTTCTTTGCCATACCGTCAAAGTCCTTGTACCAGTATGAGGAATATTTCCAGAGCTGGTCGGCAGGCACTTTTCCCGCCTCGAAATCGGCAAATGACATTTTGCCGTTCTTTCCCTCCAGCGAAAAAGCCTTGCTGTATGTGTCGGCGTGAGAGAGCATTTTTGTCTTTGACCAGTATATAGTCTTTTCAAAGCCGTTCAGATAGCGGAAATATGCCATGTAGCCGACTACGGAGAGCTTTTCTCTTTCGTCGTCGTCCTCGATGAATTTAAATCTCGGCTTGCCTGTTGCACTGTCTCTGCCGAGATATTCGCCGCGGCGGATTTCCGTCACATCGATGTCGGCGTAATAGCCGCTCCTTATTGCAAGCTGGAGATATCCCCTGTAGCCGAGTATAAAAGTGCCGACCGTGCGATTGTTTTTCTTGTCGTCAAAAGGCACTATATAGGCAAGCCCGAGTGACGGCGAAAGCGAAAGATTCAGCGCCGTTGCGAGAAGCGCGGCACTCACCACCGTGGAATAGTCGCAGTTTTGCAGTGCCGTGTTTGCGCTTGCCGCCGCCACGATGCTCGAGACAAATTTTTGCATTTCCTTTTCGCTTCCGAGCGTGGAAACGAGACTTTTCTGTACTTTTTCTCCCGCGAGATAGGCGGATAGCGTTCTTGCACCGCCATTCTGATTCTGTACAAGCTGATTACTTATAGCCATTTTTATTCTCCTTTGATTTTTTTATTTTTCGATATGTTCAAAAACTATTTTTCGGGGCAATACATTGTGGCACAAAAAAACTGACGAAAACGGCGGATTCAATGACGGCTTCGGGTCTTCGTAGCTTTTGAAATACGATACCCGCTTGTCAAAATACATAATTTCAAATTCGTTGTTTTTGAAAAGGTCAAATCTGCGCCTGCTCTCGAAAAGCCCTATCACACCGACAAGCATTGCAAAGGGCTTGCCGATTTTAAAAAGATGTTCAAATACTTCGGTTTTCTTCGAATAGGGCGGATTGGAAATAATATAGTCGCAATCCGTACCTTTGCTATCGAAAAAATCGTGCCCGTTTGAAATGTGAGTTGCCGTTACACGATGTCCCTGCCGTGTAAATTCCTTTACAAAAAGGCTCTGCTCCGTATCAAAAGGACACCATATCCGGCTTTTCGGTTTTAAGTATTTACAAATCGGCAGCACCGCATATTTGGGCGTGTAAAATTCGTCGTTTCCCGAGCCTGCCACAATGTCAAGTTTCATTCATTCTCCTTTCGGCACTCTGCCGTATTTTATTTTGTTTGCGTTGAGAAATTCTTTGAGCTTCGCGAGCTGCGTTTTCGTCGCATAAACGCGGAAATCCATCGTCATGCTTTCCTCTGCGTCATCAGGCATGCCTTTCTCGCTTTCATAAACGCTCTGCATGGGCTTTGAACTTTCAGAGGGTATTTGTTTGTCCGAATTACTTTCCGCTTGCTGTCGGCTCTCCGTCGCGGCAAGACGCGCATTGTATGCGATTATCTGCGCGATGCTGTGATTTTCGCGGTAATATTCGAGGAGTGATACCTCGTATTTCGAGCCGAGCCCTTTTATAGCCGCTATATCCGTGCAGATAGCATTGTATGCGTCGTCCATAGCAGAGTAAACCGCTTCTTTGTGCTTGCCTTTGTTCAGCCAAGACCGGTCGAAAATCTGCTCGAATGTGCGGTACGGATTGTCTGCGCTGATGCTCTCCCAATAGTTTTTGAAGTCGGCTTCCTTTTCGGATTTGACCCTGTCCTCTGCTTCGAGAACCTGTCCCCAGAGGTTTTCGCGTGCCGATTGCAGTATTGCGATAGGCTCTTTCAGCGACTTTTCAAATATTTCAAGCGGCGCGGTGTATTCTTTTTTCACCTCTTTGCGCTTGTCGTCTATGCTTTTTATTATCTTGTTTATCTCGGCGCAACGCTCTCTTGCTTTTTCAAAGTCATCATCCGTGCGAAGTATGAGCGTTCTGTCGTTTTCGGTGCGTGCCGTAGCCCAGCTTTTGATTTTCTCTATGTTGGAGAGAATCTGCGGAAGCTTTTGCACAAAGTCCATCTGTACGGTAAATTCCACCGTCACAGGCATGTCCGGCTCTGCAAATGCAGTCAGAGCCTTGTCAAAATCAATCTCTGCCATTTTTTCGTCCTGCTCCTCTCAATCCGTATATGGCTCTACAGTCGTATAGAGCCATTCGTTTTTGCCTGTCTGCGTCAGCGTGTAGTAGCCGCGGAAATAATATCTCATGTCCGCCTCTTCGCCGCCTTCGCGAAGCTTCTTTTCCCATGTCTCTTTTTCGGGGCGGCATGTAATTTCGCCGCGCTTTATGTAGACGAGTATGTCGTTCCGGCTTTCGCCCTCGGTTGTCTTAACCGTAAATTCGCGGTAGTAGTCGCCGTATGGCGATTTCTGCCCGTTGTATCTGCACTTTATTTCAATCATGTTTTTCTCCTTTTTCCCGTTATTTTGCGTTTTATTAAGGCTTTCCATATAGAAGAATTGCCCTCCTGTCTCGGCGACGCCAACACACACGCTCCGCGTATGTGTTTATTCCTCCCAGTATTCTACGAAATACGCATATCCGACCCTGTCAGATACTTTCCGGCGTGAAATTCTGCACGCATATCCCGCTTTTATCAGCAGATGCACAAGTGAGAGCCGCTCTTCGGCATTAAGCCCCGTGCCTACGCCTACAGTGCCTATTTCGCGTTTTATTTTCATTTTCGTGTTCTCCATGTTTTCATCCCTTTCCCGTTATCCTTCGGCAGTATTCGGCTATCAGCAGAGCCTCCGCCATTCCGTCATGCTCTTTTGAGCAACGTTCCGTTCGCAGAAGCGAAATCTCGGGGAAAAGCCTTTTGCATACGGCTACGGAGTGAGCCTTGTCGCCGTCGAGCGAATATGCCTTTTTCCATTTCTGCGGCGGTATCAGCTGATATGGCGTTTCGGTGTATTCGAGCATTCCGAGAATGTACCCGAAAGACTTGCCGAAGTTGAACATCGAGGTTACGCCTTGTTTCGGCATCGCACTCACTTTTTCGACAAAGCACATCGTACCCTCTCCGCCCGAGGTTCGAAGCACGTTTTTCAGTACCGCGTCGTCATAAGCCCATGCCATGGCTTTGCCGTCGATTATCGCCGCTATTCCGCCCGATTTGCCCGGGTCTATGCCTATGTAAATCATTTTTGCCTCCTACAAAGTTAAAAGTGTTTTCGGCGGCTTGTCCGCCGTTATGCATTCCCTGTAAAATTTTTCGCATTCGCAGGCGAGATATTCCATGTCTGCCTTTACCTCGGCAGCCTGAACGGGGAAATGCTTTATCTCGGATGCTCCGTCGGGATATATGAGCTGCGCCGTCAGCACGGCAAAGTCGTATTCCGTCACCGCAAGCTGTGCGAGCAGCTGAATGTAATATTTCTGCGGCAGCTTGCCGTTCCATTCGTCCGCATCGCTCTTTCGCATAATCCATGCCGTTTTGCACTCCCATATGCCGCGCCTGCCGTCGATTGATTCTATTTCGCCGTCAAGCGTGCAGCTCATGTGAGGGTGCCGGTCGTTTATGTAAACGCGAAAAGGATGATAAGCCATCTGGTATTTTGCGGCAAATTGCAGGGCAAATAGCCCGCGTAAATGTTCCTCTGCCGCCGTGCCGTATGCTATGCGGTGGTTTTCCGAACCGCTCTTGTGTGCGGCTCGCGGCTTTCCCGTCTTTTCCCTGTACAGGTCGTCAGGGCTCATAAAGCCCATGCCGAGGATGCAGGCGGCTTCGCTTGCGCCTATCGTGGCGGCTCTGCCTTTGAGCCATTCGGCTCGGTTGGCGTAGTCGGTGTATGTCAGGCTCAATTCGTATCAACTCCCGTCCATGCGCTGTTTTCGTCCGCCATCATCTCGCCGACTATCTTTTCGGTGTCAATCCCGATGTCGAGCAGAGCCTTTTTCATGGCGTAGAAATCCGCGTCCTCATATCGCTCGCTCATTTGCGCCTGTATGCTCTGGCAGGCGGAGAGAAACCTCGTCAGCCTGTCTTTTCCGAAACCGAAAGCCGTGTGGAGAGTATATAGCGCAATGGTATTCGAAACGAGATTGAACCTTTCCGTCCATTTGCGGCATATTCTGTCGTATTCCTCGCGGGCTATCCTGCGCGTTTCGCTCTCGCGCAATTTCTGCTTTATGAGCGGATTTTTGAATTTTCCCATTTTCGTATCCTTTCCGTCACATCGTGGAAATTTATGGTTATCGTCTGCTTGCTTTCGGGATATTCCGTAAGCACGGTCACCTCTGTGGGATAAACACTGTCGGAGAAGAGATGCATGCGAAGCCCGCGCTCAAATTCCTCGGTGATAGCTTTTATCACAGTTTCGCTTATCCGCTCAGTCTGCATCCTTTGCCCTCTCCCTTCCCCGATTTCGGCGGTATGTAAACGCCCTTTTCCACGAGAATTGCGATTATGTCCTTGCGCCTGCAGAGATTGAGGTCTGCGAGAATGCCTATCTGGCGGTATTTGTATTTAGCCATTTTGTAGTTGGCGGCTATATCTTCTTTGCTCATGTAAGGTACCCTCATTTTTCGTATACCTTTCCGCATATCAGGCTCATTACCCATTCGAGAACCATTGCCTTTTTGTAATGCACGAGCGCCGTCACACCATCGTCTATCGGTGTTTCGAACCCCAGCGTAAGTTCTTTTTCGCTTTTGCACCGGAGCTCAATCATCAGCTCGTCCGCGAGTTCCCGTCTCGCCTCAAGCCGTATGCGCTCCTCTCTTTCCGGTATTGTCGCCGCTTTCTTCAGCGCTCTGCGTAATGTTTTTTTATTCATCGTTTCTTCCTCCCGTGTATCTGTCGAGGCATCCGCAATTAGGAAAATAATCTCCGCGCAGCTGCTTTGCGGTGCGAAAGCAGAAGTTGCCGCATCTGCATTTGCAGAAATACGCGCGTTCATCAAGCCGCCAGCCGAATTGCTGTATCACGGTCAGCATGCCGAATTTCTGTCCCGCTTTCGGTTGCCTCAGATAATCGATTGCTTTTTTTTAAGATATTCATGAGTTCGCCCACCTGTCCGTGTAGCTTTGATATTCCGCATAGATTATCGCGTCTTTCGCGTCGGCTCTCTCAAAATATCCTCTTGCCGTTTTCACTCCGTCACGGAGCATGTGTATTATTTTGCGTATCAGCCTTTTCATGGCTCTCCGCTCCTTTCCTCTGCGCCAGCTCGAAAAATTCATCGAGGTCAAAGCCGCATTCTTTTTCTTTTTCTTTCGGCTGTCCCCTCGGCAGTGCACCGAGAGGTGCGCGCTCAAGCTTATTCCATTTTCCGGCAAAATATTTCCAGTCCGTAAAGTTCGGATTTTTTAAGGCGTTGTAGTCGTAAAACCGCTTTGCCGTATTTTCGTCACTGCCGTGCCCGACAAAAAAATCGATGATTTCTTTTTTTAGCGCGTTTTCCGTCTCGCCCTTTTCGCGTGCGTGTGTGCGCACGGTCGAACGTAGTGAGACTTTGTTGACTGAATTATTTTCGATATGCTCTGTCTGTAAGCTGCGCTTGGGTTCGCACTCGGCATTATAATAAACCTTGTTGGGTGCCTTAAATTTTTTTGGCTTTTTATTTTTTTCTATAAGGGGGTGTGGGGGAAAAGTCTTTTTTTCTTTTTCGCTTTTTTGCACTCGTTGGTCATTTCGTTGGTCACTTGCTTGGTCACTTTCGTTTTTTGCAAGTCCGAAAACCATTGCCGCGTCTGTGTTTTCAGGCTGTGCCTCGTTGGTCACTTGCTTGGTCATTTCGTTGGTCACTTTTTTAAAATCGCCCGAAAATTGGTATTTTTCCCACTCTGTGATTTTTATCATTGTCTGTTGCTTATCGGAACACGTGGTGATTTGTTTTTCCGCTTCAAACCGTTTGAGAATGCGTCTCACTTTGCCCCTGTCTATTCCGTATGCCTCGGCAAATTTGTTGACCGAAATCATCAGCTCACCCGCTTTGAGAACCCGCCTTTCTCCGCCGAATAAGACTTCCGTTTCTTCGTGCTCGGCAGAGAGAAGCAGATAGACCCATATAGCCATGTGTGCGGCATCCCTGCACACCGTGCCGTTGTCCAGCATCTTCCGGTGCAGACAAATCCATCCCTCCGCCATTTTTTACCGCCTTTCGCTTAAAAGGGGAAATCGTCATCCGTGAAGGTCGTCTCCGTGAAGTTCGGCGTGCTGTTCTTGGCATATCGCGGCACCGTGCCGAAATCGGGATTTGGCGTAGGCTCTATGTTGTCGGGCGGTACAGGTGCTCCCTTCGGTGTTATGAAATTCGCTTCCTGCACCAAAAATTCCGTGGTGTATCTGCGCGTTCCGTTGCTGTCCGTGTACGATGCGCTCTGTGCCTCGGCGACAAGCGAAATGAAATCGCCTTTTCGGAAAAATCTTGCTATAAATTCGGCGGTCTTTCTCCATGCGATTATGCGCAAGAAATCGCTGGGCGGATAATCCCCTTTTTCTTTCGGCGGAACGCGCCTTGAAACCGCAATCGAAAATTTTATTACGTAGATACCCTCGTTTGTTTGTTTCAGCTCGAGGTCGTCCACTATGCGCCCTATAAAAATGCATTTGTTAAGTGACGGCATTTATTGCCTCCTGTTCCGGTATGTAATATCTTGTGTAATAAACCTGCTTTCCGTATCTGTTCTGCGCACATTCGCGAGACCGTTCTACCGTGTAGCCCATAAGCTCTATTTCGCGTATTCTCGCCGAAAGTCGGAAGCATCCGTATCTGTCGTAGGCTTCTGCCTGCGTGAGCGTTTTCCCTTGGAGAAAATGCTCGAGTATCATTGCTTTCTGCGCGTGTGTCTGTTCGCTCATGTTTTATTCCTCCTTGAAGAAATTCTCGAATACCGCCGCGCCGTATTGCCCTTTTGTAATCTCGATTATCTCGGCAATGGTATATCTGTCTTTCGTTTTGCCGAGGCTGTCGACAAAGCCGTCCGTGCCCGCGCGGCAAGCTCCGGTTATAATGCGATACATCGTTATAGCGTCATCTTTTGTCACCGTGTCTGACAGCTTGAGCTGTCTGTACTGCTTTGCGCCTCGCTCTTCGGCATTCTTAAATTCAATGTCCTTTACGCCGTCGGAAAATGACTTGCAGTGTGCATAATGCTTGCCGTCAAAGATAATGTTTTTACCTCTTATTTTGCCGATATAGTAATAGTATTTGCCCATTTTCTTTACGCGCTTGATGTGCGTGAGTATATTGTCTGCATAAAGATACCGTCCCGCCTTATAGTCACCGTTTTTGAGCTTTCGCGGCTTATATTTATCGGGTAGCTGTGTTAGCCCCGTGCATCCCTTGAGGTCAAGCCAGCCGCCAACCGTCAGATTATCGGGTAGTGCGGTCAGCCCCGTGCATCCGCTGAGGTCAAGCCAGCCACCGACCGTCAGATTATCCGGTAGCTCGGTCAGCCCCGTG